TGATCTGCTAGATGGTCGCATGATGGTTGCCGAGGCTCAACTGGCTAACCGCATTGGCGCTGACATCTACACAGATGGCACTGGCAACAGCGGTAAAAACCTTACTGGTTTGGGCGCAGCAGTCCCTGATGCACCTTCAACTGGCACCTACGGCGGTATCAATCGTGCCAACTACAGCTTCTGGCGTTCACAAAAGTATTCTGGCGTGACCGATGGCGGCTCTGCTGTTTCGGCTTCAAACATCCAATCTTATATGGATTCTTTGGCTGTTCAGTTGATTCGTGGAACAGACAAGCCTGACTTGATCGTTGCTGACAGTAATTACTATCGTTTGTATTTGCAGTCTATGCAATCCATCCAACGTGTTACTGATGGCGGCAATTCTAGCCAAGGCGCCGGTTTTGCTTCATTGAAATACTATGGCGCAGGCATGGCATCTGATGTTGTGCTTGATGGTGGTATCGGTTCTGCCGCTACTGCAAACCATATGTGGTTCTTGAACACCAAGTATTTGATGTTCCGTCCCCACGTTGACCGTAACTTTGTGCCCATTGGTGGTGAGCGTCAAGCTGTCAACCAAGATGCAATCGTTAAGTTGATTGGTTGGGCTGGTAATTTGACTAGCTCAGGCCCACAGTTCTGTGGCGTTCTGATCGCTTAAAGGAGTATGTAATCATGGCATATACAATAACCCCCCTCATTGGTATTGACTTCAATAATATCGTTAATACCAACACAAACAGTGCTGGTACGGCTATTCCTACATTTGGCCCCTTGGGTGCTGAAGTGTTTGGTTCTGATGGCAAAATTTACGTCTTGGCTCAAGCCAACGCATCTATTCCCGCCTCAACAGCCGTTTGCACTGTCAACGCAACCACATTCTTGGTAACAGCTTCTGGCGGTTCTTACACATCGCCCGCAGTTGCCCTAGTCTCTGGTGACACTGCTTGGTTCTCCAAAGCATCTGTGTAAAATAAAAGGGGCGGCATAAAAACCGCCTCTTTTTAATCAAGGAACAAAAATGGCTATTCCCTCACGAATTCTTGGCGCGGGCAACTCGCCTTTGTCCACAGTTTCTATCGCTGGCGATGGCGCTGTTGGCATTGTTGCAACGGGTTCAACTGCCGCTGATGCAAAACTGTTGTCGGCTGTGTTTAACACAATCACAACTTCTTCTGCTTCTACGGGCGTTAAATTGCCTCCTACTGAAGCGGGCGCACTGGTTGGTATTCGTAATGATTCGGGCCAAACAATTACTGTTTACCCTTACAATACAAGCTCAACTATCAATGCAGCAGCCACATCTGTTACATTGGCAACTGCAAAAAGTATGATTCTTTTCGCTCCAAGCGCAACAACTTGGGCATCCGTCACTTCAGCTTAATCCCCACAGGATAAAAAATGGCACTAGATTCCGATATTGCAAACGCAGATTCGCATCTGCACGTTGAGTTCTACACATTTGATAAAGCACCGTACAAAGACAGCCCGTTTGTGCGAATTATGGTTCCAGGCGATAAGTACAACATCATTGAGCAACCTGTTCGTGATGACCATAAGGAGCGCTTTCCCCGTCAATGGTTGCACTATCAAATGCAAAACTCAGAAGGTGGGCCTGTAATTGGCACAACTTTGCAAAATTGGCATCTAGACCGCCCTGAAGAATTTACAGACAGTCAAATGGCTGAACTGCAAATTCTAAAGTTTCAAACTGTTGAGCAAGTTGCTACGGCAAGTGATGCTCAATTGCAGCGCGTAGGAATGGGCGCTGTTGGATTGCGTGAAAAAGCAAGGGCATACCTATTGCGCCGCAATCAAAGTGAAAGTTCATTTGAATTAGAGCAAACCCGTTCTGAATTGAAAGAATTACAAGAGCAAATGAAAGCCTTGTTGTCTGAAAAAACAAGAGGCCGCCCTAAAAAAGAGGTGTAAATTATGTCTAGCACTATGCTTCAGTTAGTGCAGCAAGTTACCAATGAATTAGGCGTTTCAACACCGACAAGTGTTGCTGGGAATACTAATCAAGACGTTATCCAAATTCTTGCGTTAATGAACGCAGGCGGGTACGAGTTTCTGCGCAAACATCCTTGGCGAACACTTACAAAGCAAAAACAGTTTTACACTGAATATCTAACCACAACAGGCACCTGGATCGATGATGGGACATCCATCACGGGAATCCCCTCTACAACTGGCTTAGATAGCACTTACATGGTGGTTGGCACGGGGATAGACCAAAACACCTTTATTCAAACGGTGGATTCAGGCACATCTGTCACCATTGATAGAAAAACAACTGCCGCTGGAACTGGTGCAACCGTGTACTTCCAAAAAATGAAGTATGCGTTTCCAAGCGACTATGAGGCCATTATCCCAAGGACAATGTGGGACAAAGACAAGCATTGGGAGATGTTAGGCCCAGAGGATGCCCAGCAATGGGAATGGTTGTTGTCTGGATACATTGCAACTGGCCCGCGAATTCGTTGGCGTTTGTTTAGCAAGTATTTCCAAATTTGGCCTGGCTTTTCTAATGCTGAGTTTTTGGGTTATGAATACCGTTCAAACGCTTGGGCAAATAGTGCGTCAGATGTTCCAAAAACATCGTTTACCGTTGACACCGACACTTGCATTTATCCTGATCGATTGATGGTTCTTGTGACCAAGCTCAAATATTTTGAAGCTAAAGGTTTTGACACAACGGCAATGTATCGCAACTATTTGGAAGAAATGGAAGCGGCTATTGCTTTGGATATGTCTGCGGCTAACTTGTCATTTGCGCCAAGGCCAGGCACAATTTTGGTCGGATATGACAACATTCCTGATAGTGGCTATGGGGCATCACCGTAATGCCAAAAATTGCCCAAAGGACTGCCGCTAATGTAGCGAGTATCCCAGCGCCTGTGGGCGGCTGGAATGTGCGTGATTCATTGGCAAATATGTTGCCAACTGATGCGGTGATAATGACCAATTTTTTCCCGTCTGTTTCAAGTGTAAACTTGCGCGGTGGATACAGCAAATGGTCAACAGGGATAACAGGCCAAGTTGAAACGCTGATGGCGTATGAAACGGGTTCTGTAAGTAAATTATTTGGGATTGCTAATGGCTCCATTTACAACTGCACAACTCAAGGCGCTGTCGGCGCTGCTGAAAAAACTGGGCTAACAAACAGCCGTTTTGAGCATATCAACGTCACAACGGCTGGAGGAAGTTATCTCTACGCTTGCAATGGCGTTGATGACCCATTGCTGTACAACGGCACAACATGGCTAAGTGTTAACGCATCCAGCAGCCCAATTTCAATTACGGGCATAACCACAAACAAATTTAACAATGTCACATTGTTTAAAAACCGTGTGTGGTTTGTTGAAAAAGAAAGTTTAAAAGCATGGTATTTGCCAACCAATTCGGTTGGAGGTGCTGCCGAGGTTTTAGACCTAAGTTCAATTGCCAGAATGGGCGGGTACATTGTTTCTTTGAGCGCCTGGACAATTGATGCGGGTTATGGCGTTGACGACAATCTGGTGTTTGTGACATCTCAGGGCGAAATTATTGTCTATAGAGGCACAGACCCAGCTTCTGCAAGCACTTGGGCTTTAGCGGGCGTTTGGAAGCTAGGAGCGCCTGTTTCTAGGCGTTGCTTGTACAAGTATGGCGGTGACTTGTTAATTCTAAGTTTGGATGGCCTGCTGCCGTTAGCTTCAGCATTGCAGTCAAGCCGACTTGACCCAAGAGTGAACTTGTCTGACAAAATTCAAGGCGCAATTACTGAAGCAACAACAAATTACCAAAATTCATTTGGTTGGGCTTTGCTTTATCACGCAAAAAATAATGCTTTGTGGATTAATGTCCCTGTTAGTCTTGGGTCGCAAGAACAATTTGTAATGAACACCATTACAAAATCATGGACAAGGTTTACAGGGTGGGCCGCTAATTGTTGGGAGACATTTAACGACAATCCTTATTTTGGCGGCAATGGCTATGTTGGTTTGGCATGGAATGGTTACGTTGATGACATCAGCGACATTAATGCAACTGCTTTGCAAGCATTTAATTATTACGAAACCCGTGGTGTAAAGAAATACTTTACAAGAGCAAGACCGTCTATTTTTACAGATGGAACCCCTGCCATTCTGGTCGGAATAAATGTTGATTTTGATATTTCAAACACGACAGGAAGTTTAACGTTTAGCCCAACCAGTTATGGTTTATGGGATACATCTGTTTGGGATAACTCATTGTGGGCAAGTGGAACAGTCATAACAAACAATTGGCAAGGCGTTACAGGCATTGGCTACTGTGCGGGTATTCAGCTAAAATCAGCCTCACAAGGCTTGCAAATTGAGTGGGCCTCAACCGATGTTGTTTTTCAGCAAGGATGGGCTGGTATATGAATGCAAAAATGGAAAGATTTGCAAATGTTTCAGCCGAGGCCGTGGTGCTTATTGGCAAACATTGGACTGAGCTTTATGGTAATGCCAACTTAAAAAGCGACTTAGGTGGCATGATTGAACTGGAAAAAACGGGAAATTTTGCATACTTTACCTTGCGCACTGAAACAGGTGAATTAGCGGGTCATGCAGGGTTTATGGTGTTCAGATCACCTTTTTATGGCGAAATGCAAGCACTAGACGTTTTTTATTATGTACTGCCAGAGCATCGAGGTGGTCTTGGAATTTGCAAGTTGCTTAAATTAGCAGGGCAAATGCTTAAAGTTAATGGGGTAAGTCAAATCATGATAAGCCATAAAAAAAATCAAGATTTAAGTGTTTTGCTTCAAAGAGCAAACTATGAGCCATCAGGCGAAACATACGAATTTAAGGAATAAACATGGCTTTCTTATGCCCTCAACCATCTGCGCCAGCAACGCCTGATTATGCGGCGGCGGCTACTGCTCAAGGCGCCGCAAACAGAGATACAGCGCTTTTGCAGGGTTATTTAAACAACCCCAACGTTGTAGGCCCGTTGGGTGGTCAAACCGTTACGTTTGATCCTGTTACAAATCAGCCAACAATTACTCAAAATCTGACCCCAACTGCACAAGCCACGTTGGAGTCGCAGCAACGAGTTCAACAAGGTATGGCAAACCTTGGCGAAACAAGTCTTACAAGTGCAAGAAATATTATTGGTACTCCATTCCAATATACAGGGCCAGGTGTTACAACGTCAATTGCTAATGCTGGAGCAATACAAGGCTCGCCTAATTTAACGGGCATGGGATCGGCTGCTGGTGGATTTACAGGTGATAGAGCTGTTGGTAATGTTACTGGCGGCACAGCCACAGGGAATGCACAAAGTGGTCAAGCATATGGCTCTGTTGCTAATCCACAAGCTATTGCTAATTTCCAAGGAGGAACCGCAAGGGGTGGTGTAACTGGCCCGAATTTGCAACAAAGTTATGGCGACTATGGAACTGTTCAAGGTGGCCCTGATTTAAGCGGTATGGGTTCTGCTTCATCAATTGCGGCAAACCAATATGGATTATCCAAAGGTGATGTTGCGGCAAATCAATACGGTTTGGCTGGAGGCATAGACCCAACGCAATATGGTTTGGCACAAGGAGGTGTTCAAGGCGTTAATTTGCAACAATCAATTGGAAATATTGGAAGAATTAACCAAAATTTAAACCCTAATAATTACCTTGCTAACAACCAATTAAATTTGAGCAATGTGGCGCAAATGCCTGTTAATGCGGGTACTACGGGACAAGAAGCAATTATGTCTCGGCTTGCGCCTCAATTAGAGCGCCAACAAAAAGCAAATGCACAAAACTTGGCAAACCAAGGTTTAGTGGCGGGTGGTGAGGCGTATACAAATGCAATGCGAGATCAAACTTATCAGCAAAATGATTTGTTAACACAAGCTGCTTTGCAGGGAATAGGGTTGGATACTGCGGCAAATCAACAAGGCTTTAATCAAGCCTTGGCTACGGGCCAATTTGGAAATACTGGAATACAGCAAAACTTTGGAAATGCTTTAGCTGCTCAACAAGCACAGAACGCAGCTCAAGGCCAAGGTTTTAATCAACAATTGCAATCAGGCCAATTTGGTAACCAGGCGCAATTGGCAAGTTTTGGCGTAAATTTGCAGAACCAACAAGCTCAAAACCAAGCCATTGCCCAGAATTATGGTCAAGGTTTGAATGCGCAACAATTGGCAAATCAATCTGTTGCACAAAACTTTGGTCAAGCCCAAACAGCTCAAAATGCTGCAAATGCTGCTATTGCTCAAAACTTTGGTCAAGGCATGGCGACATCTAATGCGGCAAATGCTGCATTGCAACAAAACCAAAATACTGCACTGCAACAACAAGCGGCTGCAAACCAAGCACAAGCACAGCAATACGCCCAAGCACAAGCTAATGCACAATTTGCTAACCAAGCGCAATTGTCGGCTTTTAATGCAAATTTGCAAAATCAACAAGCCCAAAACCAAGCAATTGGTCAAAATTATCAACAAGGCATGGGAAGTCAAGCGGCTCAAAACGCAGTCGCTGCACAGAATTTTGGTCAAAACGTAACCAATCAGCAACTTGGAAATCAAGCAACACAGCAAAATTTTAACAATGCGTTGGCTACTCAACAGGCCCAAAATCAAGCAATTGCACAAAACTTTGGACAGAATGTAACAAGCCAACAACTTGCAAATGCAGCGGCTGGTCAAAACTATCAGCAAGGAATGAACACACAAGCAGCGCAAAACGCAGCACTTTTGCAAAATCAAAACATTGCATCACAACAACAACAATTGGCTAACGCTGCACAACTTCAGCAATACAACCAAAATCTTGGAGGCGCGCAATTTGCTAACAATGCCGCTTCGCAAAGTTTACAAACTCAACTTGCCTTGCGCAATCAACCTTTAAATGAAATCACTGGTTTAATGAGTGGTTCGCAATTGCAAATGCCTCAATTCCAAGGTTACAACCCAACGAATATTGCCCCTGCCCCTATATTTGCGGGAGCGCAAGCACAAGGCGCGGCGGCTTTGCAAAATTACGGCATCCAGCAATCTGGCGCTAATGCAACAACAGGCGGGCTGTTTGGTCTTGCGGGTGCGGCAGCTCCTATTGTTTTTTCTGACCGTAGATTAAAGTCAAACATTGAACGCATTGGAACGCACAAACTTGGAATCGGTCTTTATGAGTACGACATCTTTGGCGAGCGTCAACAGGGCGTGATGGCAGATGAGGCTGAGAAAGTCATGCCTAAAGCTGTTTTGATGCACCCAAGCGGTTACAAAATGGTCAACTACGGTTTATTAAACGGGTAAAAACATGGCTAATCAATACGAACAGTTTAATGTTGCAAGCCCTTATCAGTTGCAACAACAAGAGTTGGATCGCAGGCAAAAAATAGCTGAAATTTTGCAACAGCAAGCATTTGATCCTGTTCAAGCGGGATCATATCAAGGCATTCAAGCACCAATTAGCCCCGTTCAAGGTTTGGCTAAAGTGCTTCAAATGTACTTGGCAAACAAGAATCAAGAAAGTGTAAAAACAGAACAAAAAGCGTTGGGCGAGCAATACCAAGCTGACACATCATCCGACATTCAAAGATTGATTAAAGGCTTGCAAGGCCAAGCGGCTGTGCCTGAGATGCAACAACAGCCAATGGCGGCAGATTTTGCAGACAATCCAAACCTTGCGCCAACATTTGCGGAAATGTCTCCTGACCAACAAAAAGCGTTTACTACGCCTGCCATTCAAGGAAAAGCAGCGGGTGTGCTTGACCCATCGTTGATTGGTGAGTTTAAGACGCCTGGTATGCAACAACAAGCCTTGAATATGTACATGGGCCAGCTTGCTCCTAAAGCGCCTTTGATTCTTGGTGAAGGTCAAATTGCATACAACCCAACAACAGGCGCAGAAATGTTTAAAGGTGGCTCCAAGTCTCCTTTTGGAAATGTTAACCCTGCATCATTCACGTCCGATAGTTTGAAAGCATTTATTGCTGGAGGTGGTAAAGACTTTTCAATATTAGTCCCTTCAGTTAGCGCAGATACTCAAGCAAGATTGACGCAAGATGCATCTCTAGCTGAAGCAAGATTGAAACAAGATCGTGAAATTTCTGATCGTGCATTTAATGGTTTGAGTGCAAATCAGAGAGCGTCTCTTGCTAACGAGGCCGCACGACTTGGAATTAGTGCGGCTGATCTTTATTTCAATACTGGAATAAGGGCG